CCTGGGTGGGTATCGAAACTTGTTCTCCTGCCCAAGCTTTGTCTATCTGTTCGCGCTCAATGGAGATGGAAGCGTTTTGAAGATTTCTATCTTCCGTGCTCGTCGAGCTAGTTTTATGCAAACCTCTACGAACATTGGTTCGTACAAAGTTATTAGGAAAAGGGGATGGGATGTCCAAAGTCGTACTAAAAGCTTCTCTCATTTTCGGAATTCCCTTAAGTGTCATTGAACCACGCCACCCGGCGTAGCAATTAGCGAAATAGGAATGTATAGAACCTGGTGTTAGATCATTAATTGTGATCGCCAGCTTATAAGTAAAAGTCCTCTGTGTATTTTGTGGTATGAAACCTCCTCCAGCAAGAGTGCGGTAGTAAGCATATCTACCAAGACAAGTGCGAAAAGATGCAACCGAATCTTCAGTCCCACAAAATGTCCCGATTAGTGGAGTCTCATTACCACCAAACTTCTTCGCACTTTCTAGTCCATCACCAAGCATTCCAGAGTGTGGACTGAAACTCTGGATGCCATTTCATTGGGACCGAGGAGGAACAGGTAAATCCGCCAAAAGCCACATTGGTTGCACACCTAAGAAGAAGAAAGTGTTGTAGTCTTCCCCAATGGCACTATAATGGGCCCAAGAAGAATAGATTTCTTGAGCACCCGCGTTATCAGGATTGATGGCAAAAGTCGAAAATTCTCCACCTAAAGTACTCGAATCCACATCTTGAAATGGGAACGCGAACCTCGTTGTAGAGTACCAAGGTATTTCAACATCGAGAACGCCACCAGATTGTCTATTTGTCATCTGTTCCCCAGACCAAGATTTATCATCCACAGTAACTTTATCTTGGAGGTTTTCGAAAGTAAGAGGATCATTTTCAATTATCGGATTAAGAGACCAACCGACGTTTGGATATCTGCCAACACGAGGTTGGGCTATTTTCCCATCGTCAGCCGTCCTAAGAAATTTGTGTCTAGTCGATCCTCTCCATCCCGCATAGTTCTCAGTGACATAGGACAACATAGTCTGTGGCCAACCGCCACCATCAACCGTTCCTCTGCCTTGCCAGTAACCACTAAAACCATACTTAATAGTACTAATCGAATTGGGAGGAAGTGTTGAATTAATGAAAAGCAAAGACACTTGATTATACCTCTTCAAACAACATCGAAAACTTTTAATGTCTTCACCACACA